CTGGAAAACGTTTTCAGGACGAACACCGCATCCGCATACGGAGCCGGTCGGCTTCGACAAATCCTTGACCCCGCAGTGCGCGCCGCTCGCCCCTTCGTCGAGTACCGGACGGCCAGGGATTCCAGGGTCCGCCCGAGCCACGCCGCTCTCGAAGGCGTGGTCTTCAGGCAGGACGATCCGAGCTGGCGGAGGTACGCGCCGCCGCTCGGTTACCAGTGCCGGTGCACCGTGGTCACGAGGCGCGCGGCCGCGGTTGACTTGCGTCGCGTCGTGGACGCTGCCACTCTGACCGTCGAGCCGACCGACGGGTTCGGCAACCCAAGACTTTGACCAACCTCGATGCGTTCTCGCTCAAGGCAACAGGCACCACCAAGGCACTCGCACTTCGCTCGGTCGTCGGCCTCACGTCCCCGACCTCGCACGTCTCGCGCTTCGTCGGCCTCACCGGCAAGAGCCCAGAGACGCGCACGACGTGGATCCACGTCGGATACGAGGGCGAGTGGGAAGGCCATCCGAGCGGCCCCTTCGAGCTGACGGGGCGGACGTTCTCGCAGTGCGTCGAGGCGTTCCGCGCGCTCGCGACGCCGCCCCAGGTGGACTACGGGCACGGCTCTCTGTACGAGACCGACGGCCAGCCGAAGCCGGCAGCTGGCTACGTCGTGGATCTTGAAGTGCGCGACGACGGCCTATGGGCCTGTGTCGAATTCACGGAGCGCGCAGCGGGCATGGTCAGAGGCGGCGAGTACCGCTTTTGCTCTGGCGTTTTCATGTGGGACCAGCCCGACCGAGTGACGGGCGAGACCATTCCATGTCAGCTCGATTCCATCGGGCTGACCAACCGACCTTTCGTTGACGGGCAGAACGCGATCCGCCTTCACAGGGTCGCACTAGGAGCGAGTATGGAGATCACGAAGAAGGATTTGATGGCTAAGGTCGACGCCCTGGTCGATGGCGACACCATCACGGGCGCTCAGCTGAAGGCGCTTGTCGCCTTCATCGAAGGGACGACCGTCGAGGAAGAAGCGGACGAGGATGCTGCGGCCGAGTCGATGATGATGGACGCGAGCGCCAAGCCCGCACTCAAGGCCAAGGCGCTCGCGGATGTCCCACCCGTGGACGCTCCGATGGCGGATGGCGAGATGGCGGCCGAGGCCGCTGCCGATGGCGACACCGCAGCGATGGTGCTTACCAAGCTCGCGGAGCTGACGGGGCTCGACAACGCTTCGCTCATCGCGAGTCTCGACGCGAACGCGGACCAGATCACCGCCGCGTTTCTCGGCGGCGATGGCGGTGCGATCCCGTACTCCGCGCTTGCTGCGAAGTCCGACGTGCAGAGCGCCACAATTGCGAAGCTCTCCACGGAGCTGGAATCCTTCCGCACCGCCGATGCCAAGCGCGCCGACGATGCGCTTGTATCCGAGGTCGAGAGCCTCGTGGCATGTGGCAAGGTTCTGCCGGCGCACAAGGGCAAATGGCTCGCGCTTGGGCGCAAGGCTCCGCAGGAATTCCGCGCCATGAGCTCGACGCTCTCTCCAGTCGTCCCGATGGGGCGCGAGGCGCCGAAGGACGCGCCGGCCACTCTGTCGAGCGGCACCGACGCGGAGCCGGACAAGAGCCATCCGCGCTACGCGGTGTTGTCCACCCACTACGCTAATCCGAAGGGGCCGTGGTCGCAGCATCTGCCCAGCCCCGGCCCGGCGCGAGACGAGCGGATCCACTCACTGGTTATAAATCATATTCGACGAGAGCAGCCCGTCTCGGGCTGAGTAGGAGAACACACCATGGCACTATCAGCAGACGCTATCCGCAAAGAGCGGGGCCTCAACAACAAGCGCGTTGCGACCTTCGCGATCAAGACCAGCGCGACGCTTTACATCGGATCGCTCGCGGCCTTCACGGCCTTGAACCGTCTACAGGCGGCCGCTGCCGCAGCATCGCTCCGGCCCGCTGGAGTGATCACCGAGATCTTCAACGAAAGCGGCGCGAACATCACTGCCGCCACCGGCAACGCTGGCGGCACGGTCAAGGCGAAGGTCGCCTGGGGACACGAGGTCTTTGTGGCCCTGAGGACCGCAGCGCGGACCTTCGTGAACTTGGGAAAAAACGTTTTCATCAGCGACGACGACAACGTCACCGACACGACCGCCGCAGGAACCGCAGCATTGCGGGTCAAGATCGGCTCCATCACAGAAATCAACTCCGGCAAGACCAACGGTTGGTTGGCGCTTCGCGTGTACGGCGACGCCGACGCGGTCTGATCTGAAGGAAGGAACAAGAAAATGCCTGCAATCACGAATCAACTTGGTCAAGTCGGAGCGAACACCGAATTCTCGAACATCGCGAACGACATTTTTTCTCGCCGTCCCGACGGTGGGTGGACGATGTTTGCGCGAGTCGTCCCGGTCTCGGGGCAGTACCTCGAACTCGACGCGATCGGCCCGTCGCCTGCCGTGCAAAAGATGCTCGGCTCTCGGCCGTTCAGCTCGCTCCGCGCCTACGCGAAGCCCACCCCGGTCGTGGAGTACACGGCCGAAGGGCTGGAGCTCCCGCGTACCGTGGTCGAGCTCGACAAGAGCGGACTCGTCACCGCTCGCCTGAGCGACTATCTCGCGTCGGTCGCGAGCTTCTTCGAGAAGCCGGTCATCGACACGCTGCTTTCTAATCCGACCGGGATCGATGGCGTGTCCCTCCTCAACGCGACGCACCCCTACGGCAACGCCGGGGCGACGTGGGACAACAAGCCGACGGCGTCGCTCTCCCAGACCGCGCTTGAGGCCGGCGTTGTGGCGATGCGCTCGCTGCTCTTCGAAAACGGCGAGCCCGCCGGGTTCGTGCCGACCACGCTCGTGGTCGGTCCTGCGAACGAGCGTGAGGCGCTGGACCTCATCGGCGACTCTCGCCTCGTGGCCTACAACACGTCGGGAGCGCCCGACGCGGTCTCTTCGGTGGTCGCAGTCGGCTCGCTGCGCAACTGGATCGGCGGCCGCCTCCAGGTCGTCGTGGTCGATCGCTTCGCGAACGGAACCAACGACGCGGACTGGTACCTGATGGATCTGTCCAAGCCTAACGTTAAGCCGCTTGCGGTCGGCGAGGGGATCGCGCCTCGCGGCGTGGTCAACGACTCGCCGACGAGCGAGTCGATGGTGAACCGTGGCGCGTACCAGTACTATGTCGACGCTGCTGCGGCGATCACTGGCTATGCCCCGCAGTGCATCTACGGCAAAAACGGCTGACCGTCCCGGTGCGGCGGAGGAGCCGAACCCCCCTCCGCCGCACTTGTTTTCACCTCGTGGGGTTTACGTTCGGAGACACGATGGCGAATTTGGGTTCACTTTACGCGCGCATTACCGACAGCTCGGTGCAGGCAAAAAACGGCAGGGTCTACTCGCACAAGGTCCAAGCGCGAGACGAGGGCCGCAAGCTGATCAAGGTCGAGGTCTACTCCGCAAACGGCGTGGCGCTCGGCGGCCAGCACGTCCGCCAGGGCACCGGCGAGGTGGTCGTCTTCGACAGCGAGATGCCCGAGGTCTTGGCGCAGGTCGCGTCGGAGGAGCATAAGCGCGACTGGAAAGAGGCCGAGCGTGTCTATATGTCGACGCTCGCACGCTACCTGGACAACGCCGTGGGCAAGCCGCCGAGCCACGATCGTGCGCAGTGGCCACAGGACTACACCGCGAAGCGTGAGCGCGCCGAGAAAATGTTCGGCGCGACCACGCCGAGCCTCGAGTTTTGCCGGCGCCATCCACACGGCCGCCCGCCGCTCGCTTCGTGCGAAGTGCTCGAGGACCTCCCCGCTCCCATCACCGACGCGAACCGCGACGCGACGCGGCTTGAGGGTTTGATCTCGCGGCTCGTCGAAGGGCTCGGCGCTCGCGTAGCGCAGGGCGCAAGGGCGCGGTGATGCGATGGCGTGGGTGACATCCGCGTACCTGGACAACGCGATCACGACTGCTGCGCGCACTGCGCTCGGCCTGTCGGGAGGCGTGTTGACCCAGTACGAGGCGAGCGCCCGCGCCACCGTGATCGCGACGATGCAGTTCGCGGGATACACGGCGCCCGTGTCGGTTGACACGACCACGGACACGGGCGCATTCCTCGCCAAGCTTGTCTCCGCGCTGATCGTGCGCGACGCCTATCAGTACCGCAAGGGCGTGCGCCTTCCCTTCGATCCATCGGGGACCATCTCCGAGGGCCTTTTCTTGCTCGACGCGGTGCATACGAAGCGGCTGCCGATCCCCGGCATGGAGCCGAGCTCTCTCGACGGGTTTGGAGGCAACGCGGGCTCGCCCTCAGTGGGCACCAATGCGCGCCCGAGCTTCTTCGGGCCGGGCAAGCTCGGGGGTTTCTGACGTGCAGATCCGCATCAGCGGACTGACGGGCGCTGTCGACCTGCTGACGGCTGCGCAGCGGCGCCTCGGTGACCTGAGCCCCGTCCTCGCGGTCATCGCGGCAGACACGCGCACGCTGATCGACGATGCGTTCTCGGGCAGTCACACGCCAGAGGGCACGCCGTGGGCTCCGCTGAAGCCGTCTACTATCGCGAGTCGGAGGGGCGGGTCTTCGATGCCGCTGATCGACACGTCGACCCTGCGGTCGTCGATCTCGACGACCGTCGATCGAAGCCGCCTACGCTTCGGCACGAACGTCCGCTATGCAGCGGCGCAGCAGCTCGGCTTTGCCAAGAGCGGGACCCTTAAGAGGCGCTCACGCGGACGCAAAGTCGGGGCTGAGTACACCGTCACCGTCGAGGCTAGGCCGTTCCTTCCAGTGCGTCGCGCTGGCGGAAGCTTCCGCTTGATGACCGTCGGCCTGGCGGGCCAGCACTGGCGCGCATCGGTCGAGATGATCAAGCGGTACATCGCCACGGGTGAGGTCACCTGATGGCCTACCTGGCGGCAAGCGCGATTCAGACGCGGCTTCGCGAGGTGCTGGAAGATGCGCGTGGCACGCTCCGCACCATCGCGGTGGGGACGTTCCTTGGCTCTGCGCCCGAAGGCGAGAGCGACATGGACCGTGCACGCGCCGCCGTCGAAGGCGCTACCGCCGAGGCGCTGATCACATCGGTCAAGCGCAACGCTTCAAGCCCGCCGATGCTTTCTAACGTGGCCTTCTACGACCTGACGGTGCGTGTGCGCGTTACTCGGATCGTCACGCGCACTGCGCAGATTGACGACTCCGCGCGCGACGCGATCAAGGCAATGGCCTTCCGCGATGCGGACGTGCTGCGCCAAGCGCTAGGCTTCCCCGGCAACCTCACGGCTACGCATGCGGGCACGGCGACGGGGATCGTCTCGGGCCTGTTGTCCTACTCCGACTCCGCCGCCGCCGTGCGCGGGCTGGTCATCGACGGTTCGTCGATAATCGAAACCGACCACCGATTTACCTGCATTGCGCAGTCCACTCCAGCAACGAGCTAAGCCATGAGCGTCGAAGTCCAAGCAGTCCAAGCCGTCCGCGCATTCGTCGAGTCAGCGTTCGGAGCGGACTCGTCCGCTTCGATCGGGAGCTTCACCTACCTCCCGATCATCGAAGGCTCGGTGAACGTCACGCTCACGCGAGATGAGCTGGACCCCTCCGAGCTGGTGCAGCACATCGACGACGGGCGGAAGCGCGTGCTTGGCAAGCGTGCGGCGGCGGTCTCGTTCCAGCTCAACCTGTCGCCCACCGGTACCGCAGCGGCCAACGGCATCACGTCGATCACGTCGGGCCTCGGGATGATCTTGAAGGCCATCATGGGCGGCGAGCAGCTCGGCGAGGGCTCCATCGCGGCGGCTGCTTCGACGGCCATCGTGATCAACGTCTCGACCGGCGACGGCGCGCAGTGGGCGCTAGCTGGGCAGATCATGGGCTGGACCAACGCGTCCGGCGTTGTCGAGTGGCGCGAGGTCGAGTCCCGATCGACCGATGCCATCACGCTGAAGCGCGGCTTCTCCGGCATACCTGCTACCTCCAATCCGCTCTACAACGCCGCGACGTACTACATGACGGCGAGCCCCGCGACCTCGCTCGCGTTCCTCATCGAAGGCCTCGAGAGCGATGACCGCTGGCTGCTCACCGGAGGGCAAGGCGTGGGCGGCGTCACCATCGCCGTCGACCTCACGGGCGGAGCGATACCGAAGGTCACCGTCAACATGACCTTTGCGCGCTGGTACGCATCGAACGAAACGGGGTCGAGCATCACGGGCACGCTGAGCGCCGCGACCTACGCCGCCTACTCGCCCATCGTGGGCGAGGCCGGCAATTTCGAGGTGTGGACCGTGGGTGCGCCGACCTTCTCCACCACGCAGTCGATCCATGTATCGACGCTCGCGTTCGAGCCACACATCGCCTTCGTGGCCTACACAAGCCCCAGCGGCGTCAACACCGTCAAGCGGTGGATCAAGAGCCGCAACACCGACTCGCCGGTGAGCGGGCAGTTCGTCGTGCCCTACGAGACCACCGCGTGGTTCGCGGCGCGCAACAGCAGATCCGATCTTGCCGCGACCTACGTCGCCGGAGTGGCGGCGGGCTCCGCCGTGGTCCTCTCGTCACCGACGATCCAGGTGCTCAACCCGCAGCGCGCTGCCGACGCCTCGGGCCTCGCCGCGCAGGTCGTGATGTGGAAGGGCCGACGCGACACAGACGTGGGCGCCTCGACCAGCGACATCGCGAAGAGTCCCTTCCGCATCCACCTCGGCTGATAGGAGAGTTCATGTCCTCTGGGTTCAAGATCATCTGCCGGTTCGACGAGGCCCTCGACGCGGAAGCGATGGGGCCGGAAGCCGTGAGAACGTTCCGCGAGACCGGCGACTTCGGCTCGGCGAAGATCCGCGAAGGGCACGAACCAGTGGTTTTTCACTGCCGCCGACTCAAGGTCTCCGAAATGCAGTCTGTCACCTCGCACACGACGGAAGTCGAGGCCCGCACCGCAGCGTTCGCTCGCGGCCTCATGTCGGTCGATGGCCGCTACGCCGACGGCGGAGGCCGGCAGAGCTGGACGCGGCCCGATCCGTCGAGGCCCATCACCTCGAACGAACTCGACGCTTGCTTCGACTTCGCCGAGGTGCAGGAAGTTGGTGCGGCGATCTACGGGAGATCCCTCCTGGGAAAAGGGAGGCCGGTAGCCTGGCCGCTGCCGGATACCTCGCGGGACGCGGTCGGGGCCCTCGTGTCCCGCCTTGTGGGGCAGACGCTCGCGAAGGCTGCGATGTCACCCCCGAGCAAACCAGAAGCCGATCCTCCGGCACAACCCGAGCACGACTGAGGGAATGGCGCGAGATGTACGGATGCGACTGCGACGGCGTGAAGCGCGAACCGCTCGACCGAGGTCGAGACGGCGAAGCCTTGCGCGGCACGCTCGTGGCCGTCGAGCGCGTGACGGGCTCCCGTCCTGCCACCTGCCCATGGCGGTCTTTCTACGAGCCGATCGTAAAGGATGTTCTCTCGGTCGCGTGGGCCATCGACCCCGCGAACCTCGCGGTTGCTCTCGGCCCAGACCCCGACGCTAAGACGGTGCAGGCGATCGGGATCTACCGACTGGCCAAGCTCGCGACGACGCGGGACGAGGAGACGCTGCGAGCGGAGGAGCGCGAGCAAGAGCGGCGGGCAAAGGCTGCGCTGTCGAAGTCGCGAGGCTCCCGTGGCTGAGACTGGCGAGATCGATATCAGCGTCGTCTTCCAGGGCGCACAGCAGGCATCGCAGCAGATCGGTAGCGTCACGGGGCAGCTCGGTGGTCTTGGCACTGCGGCCCAGCAGAGCTCGGCCGCGAGCGCCCAAGCCGGCGTCAGCCTCCAGGGCTTTGCCCAGGCTGCCCAGACCTCGTCTCAGCGCATCCAGGGCGTCGCGTCGGCCGTCCAAACGCTCGCGGCCACACTCGGGTCCAGGGACCGCACGGGCAGCCTTGTGGCTGGCGTAGCTGGCAGCGTCGCGCAGTTCGCCGCAATGGGCTCGATGCTGGGTCCAGGTGGCACGGTGGTCGGCGGAGTGGTGGGCCTGGCCGCTGGCGTGGTGGGCCTGGCCGGGGCGTCGCGTGATGCTGCAGAGGCGGCGCAGACGCAGCTTGAGGCGGAGCGTCGTCTCGGCGAGATCTCCCGCGAGACGGCCGACGGCGTGCGCGGGCTGGCCGCTGCTATCCGTGACCGCGCAGCAGCTTCGAGCCTGCTCGCCGGCGTCGCTTCGGAGCTGGAATACGCAGAGGCGATCGATGCCACGCGAGAGCGCATCGACGCGCTGAACGTCGATTACAGCGCCCTCCAAGACGAGATGCGCGAGCACAGTGGCGATACGGAGCTGCTTGCATCGATGGCCGACCAGCGCGCGTCCATCTCAGAAACGATCGTGTCGCTGGAGTCGCTGATCGGTAGCTACCGGAGCCTGTCCCGCGCCGCCTCCGCCGAGTCCTCCGAGATCATGGCCGAGGACTTGGCGGGCGGCGCGCCCGCGCCTAGCGGCGGCGGCGGCGGCGGAGAGGCGCCCACCACGACCATCGTCGACATGAACGAGCGCTATCGGGAAGAGAGCGCTCGCATCATGGGCGAGAGACTGGAGGGCACTCGCGAGGCCAACGCCGAGATGCTGACGTGGGAGCTAGAGCGGATCGCCGCTCAAGAAGAGGCGGAGCGAGAGCACGCCCGACGCGTGGCCGAGATCCAGTTCGACCTACAAGCCGAGATGAACCAGGCGGCAGCGGACGCCGAGCAGCAACGCGCCGAGCGTGCGGCGGAGGGCCTGCTTGCGATGAAGGAGGCGCAGGAGTCGGCCGACTCCTCGGCCCTCGATGGTCGGCGGTCGATGGCAGCGGAGATGACGGGTCTATTTGGCAGCGTCACCATGAGCTTCGGCAAGACACTCGCGGCGATTGCTACCGGCGAGAAAACGGCGAGCGAGGCTTTCGAGGGGCTCGCGAAAGCCTTCTTGGAGATGATCTCGCAGTACACCACGCTGAAGGCCGCGACCGAGTTCGCGGAGGCCGGAGCTGCTGCGGCCTCGTACAACTGGGGCGGGTTCGCGGCTCACATCGCGGCAGGTGTTGCCTTCACCGCGGTTGCCATCGCGACCGGCGTTGGAGCGGCTGCCATAAACTCACCGCCTCAAGCTCCCGCTCGACCCGAGGCGGGCGGCGAGCGGAACGAAGGCGGAGGTGGTGACGTGGTGATCAATTGGAACGGGCCCATCGTTACCGCTGGGACGCGCGCGGAGCTTGGGCGCGAAGTGCGAAATCTCGTCGGAGAGGCTGCGAGTATCTGATGGCCGGACTGCTCTACACCTCGGGTTTTCAGGTCGGCGGCACCAACGCGATGAAGTGCACGGCTGCCGGTACGGCGCTGAGCATCACGAGCGGCTTCTACCTCCACGGCGACTACAACACGTCGGCACTCGTCTACAACTATCCGATGGTCCAGTCGTGGACGGGGCAGGGCTACTCGGCCTTCGCGGCGGAGCTCGCAACCAAGCTCACCGCTGCGGTCGGAGCTCCAGTTGCCGCGACCTTCGACATCACCACGGGCCTCTACACGCTATCCTCCGCCGCGACGTTTTCGATCTCGTTCGGCGGCGGGTCGACGGCGATCAACCTCAGGAACGCCCTTGGGTTCTCCGGCAACAAGGCCGGCGCCATCTCGTACCTGTCCGACTTCGTGCCCTACTACTCGATCTTCTCCGCCATCGGTGGGCGAACTGGAGTCCACGGTCGCATGGAGCCTGCCGACATGGCGGAGGAGACGGTCAGCGATGGTGGCGTCGACTATGTGATCACGCGGAAGACCACCGAGAAGCTGATGGCTTGGTCGCAGAACATGGAGCCTTTCACTGCGATCGATCCATTCGCCAAGGCGGCAGCGCCCGAGAGTGGCTGGACGTGGCAAGACTTCTGGGCACACACGCGAGGAACGCATCCGTTCATCTGCGTCGATGTGCTGGAGGGCGAGGACTACGGATCGATCTACAGGCTCACCGCGAAGGGCGCCAGCTTCCGGCCCGTGCGCGTCACCGCCGACTTCAACGATCACTGGTCGGTCCCGTTTGAGACACGCTGGCTTGGGATGATCGTCTTTTGACCTGGGCTGCCCTCACGACGACGGGACGAGGCGAGGTCAGCTACAGGCTGGAGATCGAGCGCCTGCCGACCGAGTTCGTCACGCACGCCTCCATGGAGACCGCGACGCGCAAGCCGTGGCTCCGCATCTCTGGGAAGCTAAAGTGCATGAGCAACCCCGTCTCCGGCGAGGTCGAGGTGAGCGGCCTCCAAGCGACGATCGTCGACAAAGACGGCGGAGCCACCGCCATCTTCGCGAAGGCCCCGGACGCTACGACGTGGCTTACCGCTGCGTTCTCTGCCGCTGCCACGTCCGCCTCGGTGCGGAGCACGAGCGGATTCGCTGCGGTGGGTTGGTTCTGGATGGACTCGGAGGCGGTCAAGTACGCTGCGGTCACCGCGACGGGCTTCACGGGATGCGTGCGCGGCGCTTACGGTTCGTTGACGCAGGCACACTACATCGAGACGCTCGGCGCTTCGCGATGGCCCGAGGTGACATCCTCGCTCACGTCGATCGCAGGG